GCGTGATGAGAGGCGAGTAATGCCCTACGACATCATCAAGAGCGGATCGAAGTTCATCGTCCAGAAGGCGGACGGGAGCAAGCGGTTTGGCACACACGACAGTGAGGCGGACGCCAAGAAGCAGCTGGCGGCATTGAACATCGCCGAGCAGCGAGGAGCGGAGTCTCGCGTCGCAGAGTCCGTCGCTGAGTCGAGGTCGTTGCACCTCCTCGGCGCCACCGGCCTCGCGAAGACCGTCGTCGAGGGCGTCAAGGAGTGGCTCGTCGTTCCGGTCGTCGCGCTCATGGAGGGCGTGATCCACGCGGTGAACGCCGAGACGCCAGAGTTCGTGCCCACGTCGACGTTGAAGCAGGCGGCCGAGAGCTGGAACGGCAAGCCGATCACGATCGGCCACCCAAAGCGTGACGGCAAGCAGTGCTCGGCGCAGGACGCGAAGATCATTGCCTCGGTTGGCATCGGCGAGATCCGCAACAGTCGCGTCGAGGGCACGAAACTGCTGCAGGAGGCGTGGATCGAGAAGGCGAAGGCCAAGCAGTTGCACCCGGACATGTTCGCGCGCCTCTCCGACGGCGGAACCGAGGAGGTCTCGGTCGGCGCCATGGTTGTCACCGACAAGAAGGGCGGCACGCACGCGAACGGGAAGAAGTACCTCGGGAGTTGGACGTTTGCCGACGGCGATCACCTCGCGTTCCTGCCTGGCGGTCGAGGAGCGTGCAGTGCTGAGATGGGCTGTGGAACGAACCGCGCGGCGATGAGGGTGTGTGAGGATCATCTGGAGGACGTCGTGGAAGAGAAACGCGTTGCGGCCGCTGGCGACGACGCCGAGGAGCAGGCCGAGCTGATCGCCTATCAATCGATGCGGACGGTGCTCGACGGCGTCGATGGTCAGTTCGAGAAGATCAGCGAGCTGGTCGACGCCCTCATCGCCGACGAGACCGAGAGCCCGGCGGAGTCAGACGATGAAGAGGCGGCGGAGGAGCAAGTCGAGACCGCGCGTCTCGACGCCATCCGCATGATGGCGCAGGCGCTGTCATCGGCGCTGAACGCGGTCATCTCGGCGACCTACTGCCAGTCGCTGAGCGACTCGCCGCGCTACATGGCGGCGTTGGCCGGAGCGCGACATTCCGTAAAAGACATGTCGGCTATCCAGGCGGTGCATGACCATGCGATGGCGCTCGGGGCGCAGTGCGATCGCTCGAATTACAAGATGCTCGAAGAAGCAGCAGCCGAACTGGAGGGCAAATTGGAGCATGACAAGCTCAAATTGAAAGTCCTCAAAATGGATGACCCGACCCGTAATTACATCGAGTCGGTCAAGCAACGCGCGGCTCGATGAGCCACGAAGCACGCGGCCAGTCTGGCTGCAGGGGGTAGATGAGATGGAGAAAACGACCAAAGCGGAACTGATCGCGGCGCTCGTGACGGACAAGTACAGCGGGTTTAAGGACGGCGACGAGGCGATGCTCGACGTGGTATCCGACGCGAGGCTGGAGGACTTCCGTTCAGCCTCGGAGCGAAACCGCACGACGGCGGAGACCATCGCGCGCATGGAGGCCGACGCGCGTAACCTCCAGGCACGACTCACGGTCGCGCAGGAGAAGATCGTGAAGTCGGAGCAGCCGATGACCGACGAGGACTTCGTGGCGCGTCTCGCGCCGACCTCGCAGATCAAGACGTGGCTCGAGGCGCGCACGGCCGAGGAAGCTACGCTCAAGGCGTCGCTCGTCAGCTCGCTGAAGGATCGCGGTCCGGATTCGGAGGAGGAGCTGAAGAAGAAGACGATCCCCGAGCTGCAGAACCTCGCCGCGTGGGCGCGCGTGCAGGTGCTCGACTTCAGCGGGCGCGGCGTGCCGGTCGAACGCGCGGCCTCGTCCAAGACGCAGAGCTACGCGCCGCCCGATCCGTACAAGGCGGACATCGAGAAACTGCGCGCGGCGTCCAAGTAAAAAGGATGCCGCACCGCTATAAGCGGAAGGGCATCGAAGGAGAGTTGAGACATGGCAATCACGAGACTGAATCCGAACGTCATCTTCCTCGGCGGCCAGCGCGTGCAGGTCAATGACCTGGCGGCCTCCGAGACCATCACGCCAGGCCATCTGGTGGACCGGTTCAACAGCGCTGGCACCATCCGGTGGCGTAAGCACGCGACGGCGTCGATCGCGTGCGTCCCGGCGTTCGCGACCGAACACTCGATGGCGAACAAGGGCGTGGACGACAACTATCTCGTCAACGACCTCGTCGAGGTCAGCGTCTGCGAGCCTGGCGCGGCCGTCTGGGCGTTCATCGCCTCGGGCCAGACGATCGTCGCTGGTAACAAGCTGGAATCGGCCGGTGACGGTACGCTGAAGATCTTCGCCGCCGGCATCGTGTTGGCGTCGGCGCTCGAGAACAAGACTGCCAGCGTGCTGACCCGCATCCGCGTCGAGACGCTGTAACAAGTTCGCGCCGTGGGAGCGCGCAACAATTTTCGACATGACGTTCCCACGAGCGTCAGGAGGTTGATACGATGGAAAAAGAGATGCGATTCAGGGCGGCAGGCTCAAATTCGGCCAGCCCGCTCAGCGACATCGTCACGCGCGCAATCATGCAGACGGGCGGGTGGTCGGTCGAGGCCATGCGCGAGCCTGGCTTTCGCATGATGGAGGCGATCGAGAACGAGCAGCGGGAATTCAGAACCCTGGCGCCATTGATGGACAAGGCGCAGGTCAGCATCGACAAGGCAGTCGTCGAGGTCGGGCTTCAGCGCCTGACGCTCGTCGCCGACATGATCGCGGCTGGTCTCACCTATCCGCTCTCGGATCCGTTGTCAATCGCACAGCTGGAGTGGAGCACGCAGTCGAAGATCGGCGCAGCGCAGAGGACGATGAGCCCAGCTTCACGCGGTGAGAACAAGCTGCCGATCATCCTGCCGTTCCGCCTGCCGATCTACCTCACGACCGACAAGTTCGAGATCGACATCCGCACGCTGAAGACCAGTCAGCGCGTCGGTACCCCACTCGACGTGAGCGTCGTCAAGCAGTGCGTCAGGGCGGTCAACGAGGCGATCGAGGACGCGGCGATCAACGGCGCGACGACACTCGATGGTCTGGCGCTGCAGGACTCGGGCTACACGGCGCCCGGTCTGCTGAGTGGCGCGAACCAGAACACGCAGACGCTGACGGCGGCGGCGTGGACCACGACCCCAGTTGGCACGACGGTGTTCAACGAGGTGATGGCAATGATCGGAAAGCTGCAGGCGGACAAGAAGTTCGGTCCCTACCGCCTGTATGTCGGCACGCAGATCGGCAATACGATGGACAGCGACTACAACACCAGCTCGCCGACGCCGGTGACCATCCGTCAGCGCCTCCTGCAGATCGATGCGCTGCAGGCGGTGAAGGTGGCCGACCTCCTGCCGGCAGGCAACAACGCGACGCCGTCCATCGGCAACAAGGTCATCCTCATGCAGATGACGTCCGACGTCGCTGACATCGTCGTGGGGCAGTACCCGACGGTCATCCCGTGGACGTCGCTCGACGGGATGATGATCCACAACCTCGTCATGGCGATCATGGTCCCGCGCGTGCGGTCGGACGCCGACGGCAACTCGGGCATCTGCGTCGGAACCACTGCTTAACAAGGAGCAATGACACATGGCAATTAGTGCACATGGAACAGTCGTTGCTCGAGCGCCAGTGGCAACGCCGACCGTCTTCACGAACATCGCCGAGATGGGCGATGTCACGCCGCCCGAACTTACGCGCAATGAGTTCGATGCGACGACGCAGACGCTGAACATTGACACGTACGTGGTCGGTGTGCTGCGGCGTTCGGGCTTCACGATGAAGCTTAATGCGCTGCAGACGGATGCCTCTCAAGACCATCTGACCGGCCTCCTGAAGGCGATGATCACCGAGCCGCCGCCGGTTGACGGCTATCGCATTACGTTTCCAGACGGCCTCGTCTGGGTAATGTCGGGACAGGTATCGCACTTCAAGAACATGTCACCGGTCGATGGTCTAATGTCCGTTGAGGTGACGATCCGTCCGACGGGCAAGATGGTCATCGGCGGCATCGTCGTAGGCTAGACATGATTTTCGTAGCAGCA